ATACAATCAAGGTTACCTGATAAACAACGATTAACAATATAAGGAGGATAATCCTTTATATCATGAGACAAATCTTCTTTAGTAAAATTGATTGAATTCAACCAATCTTTCAGTTCAGTTTTCATAATGCAGGTCGTTTCATTTTTTCATCCTTTACGGAAATGATGATTCTATTATTTTCATAATCTGCTTTGAACTCCAATTCCACATCATGTGGCCACATCAATTCTTCATACAAGGCATTGAGACGATCCATATCCTCCCAAAGATTATTAATGTGTTCGGGTAAATGATCTTCTTCCATTATCTTATGATTTGAATGTTGTCATCTTCTGTCCAGAGTTCGACCTCAGTTCTGAACCTTCCTTCCTTTTTAAGTTTCTCATATCGTTTACCTGCTTTTCGTTTCCACCATGATATAATGTTATCTAGGTAAAATTTATCCCAGTTAGGTCCACGTATTAACTTATCTTGCTCCCCAAGTAAGACTTCTCTAACATTTCCATATCCATAGTCAGATGTATATGATCTCTTTCTCTGTGTAAGTCCAAATGCATTCTTAATTACACTATTAAACTCCTCAAGTTTTTCAGTCTGTCCATACTCTCTCAGAGAATTCCTAGTCCACGCAATCATCTTAGTTTGTCGTTTCATTTTCTTAGATGAAACATAACTAGGAGTTACAGGTTTATTATTATTCCAATAAGTAAATCTATCATGAAGTTTATGAAATATCTGATCATGAAGTAAGAGAGGAAATTTACTATCAGTTAGACCTTTATACCTTATGAAGGGTTTTAGACCGTCATACTGCGATGCAGAGGTCGTAGAACCGTATAATGAAGTGGTCTCAAACCATCCAATATCTTTATCAAATACTTCATTCAAATGTTCTCTTGCAAAATGGGAGACACACATCAATGCAAGAAGTTTCCCACCCAGATAATTATATCCAAAAGGCTGAGAAGGAACAATCGCAAATCCCATGACAGCATGACGATTGAATATAGAAAGATTTGCTATTTCACCCAACCATTCATTCCTTGGTTTAGAATTAATAGTTGGAGAACCAAACCTAATAAATCCAACTATCTTTTTACTATTCTTTTCATATACTATCCACCGCAATTCCCTACCAGGAATATTCTTTTCAATAACTGCAGAAGAAGTTGCAGTTAAAAGTTCATGATAATATGCTTGAGGTACGGACTGTTGAAATCTCTCTCCAACAAATCTAACCTCAAAATCCATATCTTCAGGATGAACGTCCTCATTGAAGAACTCATCCTTCAAAGAAACTATAGACTTACCTCTTGCATTAACTGCTGCTTCTTTAGTTACCCGAATATAATCTTCAATGGTTTTAAATTTTCCAAAATAATCAATAAATTGATCAGCAGCCCATAAAGCATCTATTTCACGAATTATCATAATTTAAGTGCAACTGAATTGCATTATCAAAGTTAGTATAAGTTGGTTCATGCAAAGCACAATACTCACTAAAGGTAATCTTCATTTCCTTATGTGTTAGTCTACAATGTTTTGCTGCTTGTGGCAAGTTCCATTTTGCTGAAAACAACATCTCCATTGCTTCTCTTGTTTCAACTCTCATGTTTATGATCCAACTTTCCAGACATCTCGTATGCCTCTTTGTTACCACCGTGGCCATGTGCAATTCCTAGTTCATGCATCTTCGCATGTTCATCAATGGGATCACGTAAATCTGTTTTCCCTGGTCCTAATGTAAGGTACAATCCATACCCCATAATAACAAATAATATTCCTACGATAATGAATACTAAAATCATTGATTGTCCTCCAATTTTTTACTATAATAATCTCCTAAGGTTCCACTCATTAGAGTTTTGCTAATCGGACCATTAGGTGTTTTAACTGTAGATTCTACATGATCATTCTTTTGACCAAATTTTCTTTTTGGTAATTTTGATTCCCATGCATCAATTAATACCTCCAGTTCTTTAATTCTCTCTTTTGCTGTAGAGATCTTTTCTTTTAAGTTCATTTGAAATTACATTCTACCATAATCTCAGTGAGACATGCAAGCATATTTATTTCCTGATCTGCTACAAACGCTATTTGATACTGGTACTTCGCAATAACAAGAACGGCAGCAGGAATAGAGCTAGGGACAAGGGATTCGTAAAGACTACGCAATAATACACTAGGATCATTGTCCAAGTTATTGACACACCATTTACGTACTTCTGGAAAGTTTTTTTCTTTGAGGTTTTTAATGAGATCATTTACCTTTACGTCAGAAAAATGTGCAAGTATACCAGTATCTATCTTACCTCCAACAGAGTATCTCTGACACTCATTAAGAACTCTTCTCCAATCAGGAAAGTGCTTATTGATTAATTGTGCTAGAACTTTCTTATCTACTTCTATATGTTCTTGCTTTAATATATCTACTAATCTTCCGAAGAATTTTGCTGCAATCTCTTGTTTATGCTTTCCCTGAATACCAAACTCCACCACAGCACATCTCGAATGGAGGGGTTCAATGATTTTATTTTTGTAATTGCAAGTGAAAATGAATCTGCA